CAATGGTGAACACATTGCCTACACCGGCACACCCAGCACATTCACAGCTGGTAACACGTTTACCATTCAAGCAAGTGCCCCTGGAACACCCAATCTCAGCAGTACTGTAACAGTGACATTGAGTGGAACCACAGCAGCCAGTTTTGTACAAGACATTCAAGGCGCCAATGTTCCTTTTGTGACAGCTGCCTTGGAAAGCAATGGTACAATCAGCATTACTCACCTAACTGGTGGTGTTATTAACCTCAAGAATACCACAGTTGGTGGCGACCCATTGAGCGATGCAGGCTTTGCAGCAGATGCTCTGGGCCATCCCACACAAGGTTCTGGTTATACTTATAACTCAGTGACTGATATTTACAACCTCAGTCCGTTTGAAAATCTGACTTCTGAGCCATATGTGTATTATCAAGAAAATGCACCAGCAAGTAATCCCACTGATGACACCTATTGGTATTACAGTAATGCAGCAGATGTGGACATCATGATCAACAACAACGGTTGGAAAGGCTATCGTAACGTCAGCAGTGATGCACGTGGTTACAACCTGACCAACACAGATCCCAATGGTGTTATTGTCAGCGCCACTGAGCCCACAAGTCAAAGCGATGCTACTTCATTGGTAGCTGGAGACCTATGGCTAGACAGCAGTGATCTTGCCAACTATCCTAAACTGTACCGTTATACTGGCACAGTATGGACAGCAATTGACACCACAGACTCAACAACCAGCAATGGTATTGTGTTTGCGGATGCTCGCTGGGACACCAGTGGTAGCACAGACGTGGTAGATGATGACCTACCAAGTATTGCCGGCCTATTAACCAGCAACTATTTGGACCTTGATGCTCCAGACTATCGTTTATACCCACGTGGCGCCCTGTTGTTTAACACACGCCGCAGTGGTTACAATGTCAAGCGTTTTGTAAGTAACTACTACAACGACACATCATTTGATGTGGATCCAGCCAACGTGATTGGTTTGCCAACCAGCTTGCCAACCGTGCGTGATGCCTGGGTCAGTGCCAGCGGTTTGAACAGCAATGGCACACTCAAAGCAGGCAGTGCCGCGCAACGTAGTATTGTTGTAGCAGCCATGCAGAGTGCATTAGACAGCAACTTAGAGATCCGTGAGGACTTGTATCAGTTTAACTTGTTGGCCGCACCAGGATATCCTGAGTTGATCGACAACATGGCCGCACTCAACACAGATCGTGGCGAAACTGCTTTTGTGATTGGTGACACACCAATGACTTTAGCCAGCAACACCACAGATATTACCAACTGGAACAGCAACACAAACGGCAATGGTTTGGCCACAGCCAGCCCATATCTAGGTGTGTACTATCCAGCAGGTCTGACCACAGACCTAAGTGGACAAACTGTAGCAGTTCCAGCCAGCCACATGGCACTACGTACATTCTTATACAGTGACAACGTGAGCTATCCATGGTTTGCTCCAGCAGGTACCAGCCGTGGTCTAGTAAACAATGTACAAGATGTTGGATATGTAAATGCCAGCACAGGTGAATGGGTACACAACAGCATTGGTCAAGGTCTACGTGATGCATTGTACACCTTGAAGATCAATCCAATCACACAGTTACCAGGTGTAGGCATTGTGATTTGGGGTCAAGAAACCAAGTCAGGTACCAGCACAGCACGTAATCGCATCAATGTTGTGCGTTTGGAAAACTACCTACGCACAGCATTCAAGACCATTGCCAATGGTTACTTGTTTGAACCCAATGATCAGATCACAAGAAAATCTGTTGCAACACAGATTGAAAGTGCTCTAAACGATGTGCTCAGCAAGCGCGGTGTATATGACTTCTTGGTAGTTTGTGACACCACAAACAACACACCAAGCACCATAGCAAACAATCAGTTGTACGTGGACGTGGCCATTGAACCAGCCCGCGATATTGAGTTTATCTATATTCCGATTGCGCTGTTTAATCCAGGAGCTCTTGCTGCCTTGGGAACCAGCTCGACCTAAAGTATAGATAAATAAGTGTATAGGAGAATAACATGGCTGTAGCAAGTTTAAGCAAATTCACAGTACCATTGGCAAATGACCAAAGCGCCACAAGCCAAGGTCTGTTGATGCCAAAACTGAAGTATCGTTTTCGTGCAACGTTCATCAACTTTGGTGTAACAAATCCAACCACAGAGCTAACCAAGCAAGTGGTTGATATCAAACGTCCTAATGTGACATTTAATCCTATCACACTTGACGTTTACAACAGCAAAGTTTATCTACAAGGCAAACCTGAGTGGCAAGAAACCACTGTCAACTTCCGTGATGACAGCACTGGCCAAGTCAGCAAGTTGATTGGCGAGCAACTTCAGAAGCAGTTTGATTTCATGGAGCAAAGTTCGGCACCAAGCGGTATCAACTACAAGTTCCGTATGGAGTTTGATGTGTTAGATGGCGGCAATGGTACCACAACACCAACTATTTTGGAACAGTGGGATCTAGAAGGTTGTTTCTTGAGTTCAGTTGACTACGGCGACATGGCTTACAACAGCAATGATCCTGTGCAGATTGCTATTAACATCCGCTTTGACAATGCTATACAAACCATTGGTGGCGGTGTTGGTACCACAGTAATCAGTCAAACACCTGGCGACAGCGTAAACTAAACTGATAAGATATCAGTAAAACCTGGGCATAAAAACCCCAGGTTTTTTTACGGATAAATATAAGTATGGCAACACCACAACCTACTACCACAGTCCTACAAGACTATCGTCATGCTAGAAAAATCTTTGTTGACGATCACTTTAGGCTGAGTCCCAAGTACGGTTTTCTTTTTTATGTAGAGTTTGAGTTCAATCCTGAAATCAGTCTGGTTACTACCACAACACAACAAGAACTAGGCATGATTGTACAGCGTGTACAGTTACCCAAATATACCTTGGATGTAAAAACATTCAATGCTTACAACCGTGTAAATCTGGTACAAAACAAAATCAAATATGACCCAGTGGTAATCACATTCCACGATGACCAAAGTGATAATGTGCGTAACTTCTGGTACGACTACTACAGTTATTTTTATCGCGACAGTGATTATGCTGACGTGACCTATGCAGCTCCAGGCAAGTATCAACGACGTCCCAGTTTTGATTGGGGATACAGTCCAAGACCAGCCTACGAATTTGACAATGCCAACAAGTGGCAACCTTATCAATATATCAAGAGCATTCGTATCTACAGTCTGTATCAAAAACAGTTCAGTGAGTATCAGTTGATCAATCCTGTGATCACAGCATTCAAGCACGGTGAACACAACACCAGCGACAACACAGGCTTGATGAATCACGAGATGACTGTGAGCTACGAAGCGGTCAAATACTTGACTGGTTATGTGACCAAGAACAACGTGGCTGGCTTTGTTGACCTACACTATGATCAACGACCCAGCCCACTGACTGGACAAGCTGGCACTGACGTGGCTATTCTGCCTGATGGCACACTGGGTCCAGCACCAGATACTATTACAGATTTGGCATTTCCTGGACGTGTGTTTGGATATGAACAGGCCGCACCAGCCACAATAGGTGCAACATTCTTGCCAATCACGTTTGGCAGCACTTACAATGCGTCTACACTACTGTCACAGGCCTTTGGCATAAACAACGCAGGCTTTGCTATACCCAGCCTGGGCACACTCACAGGCGGTCTAACCAACAGTCAAATCATTGAACAACAGGTCAAGGCAGGAGCCATCAACATAGCGCAGAGTGTGGCCACCAGTGCTGCCAATGGACTCATTGGCGGCCTAGCCAGTGGACTTGGTCCCAACGGCGGTGCTGTACTAGGTCTGATTGCACAAGGCATAGCCAATCCCAAGGCTCTAGCTGCCACAGCAGTGAACATGGCTACAACCTATGCCATGCAACAAATTGGCTCGGCCATCAGCAACTTTACAAATCCTCTGTTTGAATCTGCCAGCAAAGAAATAAGTGGCTTTGTTAATAACAATATCACAGAACCCTTGACCAAGGCCTGGGGTGATGTCACTGGCGGTATCAAAGACAGTATCAACGGTTGGTCAGATGTTGGGGGTCTAAAAGTGTTAGATGCCGATCTTCAGTCAACCTTGAACACACCTGAAATATTTGAAATACCAGAATTTCCGTCTGTAGACGTTGGCGGAGGATGGCCACCAATACCATGAGCAACATAACCACAGCTACCAATCTACAAACAGCCGATGTTGGTCTTGCTCCAACAGATGCAAGAAAGTTTTTCAATAACTTTTATGCTTTTGATATGAGTGTGGGTCCTGCCGACGACGCTGTCACAGCATTTTTTGAAAAATATACCAATAACCGTCAAAGTGCAAAAATTTTAGCCAGTGCTGTGATCTACACAGCCAAGGCACAGAACATTGACCCCATGAGTGTGCTCAGTGAGTTTGCCAAGATGCCACCGGGCGAACTTACACCATACCTCACAGCATTTATCAATGCCAGTCGAGCTCCTACCAGTTTTATTGGCGTCAAAGTTCGGGATACCAGTAATCCTTATGTTAATCGAAGTATTAGACTATGAGCAAGTACGCACAAGGCAAGTATCAGATACAAAATCCACAAAAATATGTAGGCAACAAAACTCCAACTTACAGAAGCAGTTGGGAGTTTGCGTTTATGCAGTTTTGTGACAACAACCCCAATGTGTTGAACTGGGCCAGCGAAGCAGTACACATTAACTATCGTAATCCGCTTACTGGCAAAAATACCATTTATGTGCCTGACTTTTTGATTACCTATCAAGACGCCAACGGACAACAGCGTGCCGAGTTAGTCGAAATAAAACCCCGAAAAGAAACCACCTTGGAAGGTGCCCGAAACATACGTGATCAGGCCAGTGCCATATTAAACATGGCCAAATGGGAAGCTGCTCGAGCTTGGTGCCGTGCCAATAATCTTACTTTTAGAGTGGTCACTGAAGATATGATTTTCCACCAAGGGCGTGCCAAATAAATAAGGTATGACTATCTACCTTTATAAAAAAACCCATAAAGATACGGGCTTGAAATATCTTGGCAAAACTATTGCCAGCGATCCCTGTGCTTATCCTGGCTCTGGAGTATATTGGACTCGGCATTTAGAAATGCATGGAAATAATGTAGAAACAGAAATTCTTCGTGAATGTCAAACTGAGGAAGAGCTCATACATTGGGGAAAATATTACAGCAAACTTTGGAATGTTGTTGAGAGCAAAGAATGGGCCAATTTAATTGAAGAAGCTGGACCAGGCGGACAATGGTCTGAAGAATCAAAGAAAAAGTTAAGTCAAACAAACAAGATCAGACTATCAAAATTATCAGCTGAAGAAAAAACTGCTCGAATGAAAAACTCATGTTGCTCACCTGAGAGCTATACACCAGCTCGTATTGAAAATATGAGAAAAGGCATGTTAGGTAAAAAGAAAACTAAAACTCCCGCCCTTCTCGAAGCGGAAAGACAAAGAAAAATTAGAATACAAGCTGATCCTTTAAGGTATGGAGATTTCAATAGAGGAAAAACTTGGAAACTAATAAATGGAAAAAGAGTCTGGGTAGATAAGGAGATTCAAAATTACTAAGAAACTGGAAGAGTTGTTCAACTTACCCGCCACAGAAGAACCTGCGTCAGAGGAAACACAACGTACCTTGGCTGAAAACCAAGAACTCATACGCGAAGTTGATCAGGCCATAGACAAAATAGACACTGCTCTGCCCACAGTGCGTGATCTAGAAACCGGCGATGCAGAACTAGACGAACTAGCTACCTTGGCCAAAGAAAAAGCTGAAGATTTGATAGATTTGGGCATGAATGTTGAACCCAGATTTTCAGGTGTGATTCTGCAAACAGCTGGTACCTTGCTGGGACATGCTATTACAGCCAAAACAGCCAAGTTGGATAAAAAACTGCGCATGGTACAGCTACAACTGCAAAAAGCTCGACTGGATCATCAGATCAAAAAAGATGCCGGAGATCCTGTTGACAACGCAGTAGAAGGTCAGGGCATTGTGTTGGATCGCAACGAACTGCTCAAGCAAATATTAAACAAAAAAGACTAAATATAAAATATAGGAATTTTACTATGAAACCATTCCAATCTTACATCGCTGAACTGAATACCCCTTATTCATTTCGCATCAAGTTGGCTACTGTTAATCCCAAAGGTGAAGTCATGGACCGCATCAAAGCTGCACTGGAAACTTATCAGTTAGAAAGTGTCAGTGCTGTCAAAAGTCTGCCCATACAAGAACACAGAGAATTCCCACAATGGGGTCCTTGCGAGTGCTGGATGTTTGACATCAAGGTCGCATATCCTACCACGGTTCCTGCAATTCGTCAGACCATTAAAGAGCGTGCTCAACTCAATCCTGACTGGATCTGTGTGCGCAATCTGCACGAAGCTGAAGCCACAGAAGAAGCAGAAATGGCTGGCAAGGATCACGAAGGCGCCTTGTTAGACCAAAAAGAACTCAAAGCAGACACCACTGGCCAAAGCCTGGTAGGCCAGAGTCGTATTGGCAGCATGTTAAAAGAATTGGAAAGTCGCAAACA